TTTGATAGTTCGCTCTCCTTGACTAAACCATCAACGCTTGGAATTACGGGCTTATCTTTAACGTCAGCCCATTTAACCGTTGGTATGGATAATAATTTATCAAGTCGTGCCTTTAACTCATCAGGCGTGACGAATTTAGGCTTATTTTGAATGTTATCCCAATCAATCGACAAAGCAGATTTGACTTTATCTTTAAGGAAATCATTCCACAATACTTCTACATCGTCAGCGTGCCAGACAATCCCCCAAGGCGTGAAGTAAATCTTAACCGTACGTCCGTTATTAGGGGAACACGCCTTCACAGGAACATGACTCTCAGGGTCTTCATAATCAACCAAAGTCATTGGTCTAATCATTTCTTCCGTCATGATTGAATCCCCCCTGTTAATGCTTTGACTTTATCCATATCGCTAGCCGTCACGGTTGTAATACCTTGGAAATGGTCTTCATAACGAGCCCCACTAGAAGCTGTTTGAACATTGGCAGAAATTCCAACCATTTGCTGGTTGATACTTCTGAACTGTTTCCGCAACGCTTCGTTAATATCATTCATCGCTTTACCTGTGTTATTGAAGTTGATGGTTGCATCATTGTTTGAGTTGTAATCATTAGTAGTTACACTGAAAACAATCATATCCGTGTCAACGTTCAATTCAGGATCGTACGTATGAATACTATCCCCGAGCTTGTAAGGGCAATCGCCTTTATGCGTCCACGTCATGGTGGTAGCAGGATCAACCTGTAAGTGAGTTTGTAGGTATTGGTTAGCTTGGTTCTGATCGTAAATTGTATCTAGCGTCTGATCTTCTCCAACATGCTCATCATAAAGGTCAATTGATTGTTGATCTTTAAACTGAAAGTTGAGTTGATAGAATTCTTCGGTCGAACTAGACGTACTACCAGCCGAACCACCACCATTCATGATTGAAGCCATTTGATCATTACGCCCAATCCATGACGGGGGATAATTACCGACTGGAATCTCCTTACATACTTCGCCCTCCTGCGGTTCATAGATAATTGTGTTGGCGTCTAAAAACAAGCAGACGTGATATGGCGCACCAAATGAGCCATAAAAGCCAACGTCCCCTGTTTGAGCTGAACCGACTTGATGAAACGAACCAACTTGCGTATAAGTTGTCCACCCAATGTCAACGCCCATTTTTGCATAACAGAAATGAACGAAACCAGCGCAGTCAGAANAACCATGAACGAGCATAACTGATTAAACCTTGAGCATCTTGTGAAACGGGTCCACTACTATCAGCAGTCGTTGTTGTCTTCTCCATTTTTCCAGCTTTAACATTGACCACATTAACCAAGTCAGCAGTTGATTGCTGAATGTCAACATTTGGCGAATCGTATAAATATCTAAACGTTTCGCCTGTTTGATGAGTTAGTGAATTCAGATCATAGATCTTAACGGTGTTACCGNTTAGATGTCAGAAAATCTAGGCAACTTCCACTCGCTTTTTCGGTTAATGCGGTAAAACTCCCATGAAGTTCATAACCAATCCCTTGATCGTTGTTATCAAAGAACTGGTGCATAATCGTATCTAGCGTGTAGGTTGGGTCGGCTGGAGCTGGTTTGATGACCGTGCCAGGCTGTTTATTATCATCATCGCTTGATGAACTATCACTAGACGAGTTGTCATTTGATTTATCATCATCGGCAACTCGTAAATTTTTGAGCTTATCAATTAGAGCATTGGTGGCGGTAATCTTTTTAGTTGCTACTCCCTGTTCGTTCGTGACTGGTTCAATATCCTTGATTTTGTATGCCTGACCCATAAACAGCACTTCCGCCTGAACCTGAGCTAAATTAAAAACGTACTCAAAACCGTTCAAATATCGCATCGTAAATTCGACTTGATAGGTTGAACTGAGTTCAAAAGTACGTTGCCAAGTGTTATATAGGTCAGCATAATTGACCCGTTCTTCTGATTTTCCATCATGGCTTCTAATTACAGCTACATCAATCATGACTGCCACCACAACGGAAAATCGAATGTGACTTTACCTTGAAATCCGCTAATCTCAAATTCATTTGGTCCTTTGGCAAGGGTAATGATTTTGTGATTAGTGTTAATACCATCATGGTTACCGTTCAGCATTGGGTTCACATCAACCAATGACCAAGTACCAGACCAGCCGCCTTTACGAACCACCTCATCGCCAGTGGTTTTGTTCTTAATTGACATATCACCGCTTGCTGAACCTTCTAAGATAATCGTTAAAGGCTTACCCCGTCTTTCAGGATCAATCATAACTTCGGAAGTATTTTGAACCGTAAATGAATTAGTCGTGAAAACATATTGCGGACGGTCAATAGGCTGGTTATTGCCAAAGCCAGATACCAGATTATCAAAGTCTGCCGTTGTGCCCACACTACGACTAAGACCATAAAGGTCAGTCAACGTGACCTGACAAGTCCACCCTCTTTCACTGGTAAAGGTCGGTGCTGCCAATTTAGCCCGCACTTTGTACATACGTTGAGGAAAATCTGCCCAGCAAATCCAATATGCTTCTCGGCTATCCATGAACTTTTGTAAGGAGTCAAACGCAAGAAAGGCGTCAGCTTCATTCATGCCGTAGAAGTGAATCAACATGGTAATTTCACGAGTGTTATAACTCGTTGAATTTAACTTCTGCCCATCTTGCAGACCGAGTTTTTCAAGGTTGTCTTCTTGTTGAACCGGTGCTGGACTATGCAGATAACATAAAACATCTTTCAAATCAGGTTGATCATAAACCGAATGCCACTCTTTACCATCTTCTGAAATTGAGAACTCAATTGGTTCAAAATCTACATACGGTGTTGGATCATCATGCGGACCCAAAAAGGGGTAAAGATGTGGTTTAACTTTCTTTGTTGAAAATACTTGCACTATTCTTCACTCCTTTCTAGTTGTAAGCATTCCGCCAATTATGGGCATTCCGCTTATTGACGGCGTTAGTGACTTCATCAACAACCAGTTGTGGTTGCATATCAATATTGTTGATTGCCTTAACCACTTCATGAAGTAAGGTAACAACCTGCCCATTAAATTGGCTACCGTTTTCAGTGGTACGCAATTCTGGGTGGTGAGCTTCCATCGTCTGCCATGCCTGTTTCATTAACGGCAAAGCATTGTTGTTGTACGGGTTAATGATGTACTCGTCTTGTTCTGGGTTGTCCCCAACCGTAACATTTTGTAAACCACGAACCCGACCACCAAATGCAAACCGCCGTGATCCTTGTGGGCCAGAGTGAAGCCATTCCATCTTGCGGTGCCCCCAAATAGTCGTCCAACCAATCGAATTAGCATAATCGCTATTGTTAAAGAAAGCGATTAATTGGTGGAACCCTTTCATGATGTTATGGAACTTTGGCATTGCGTAATGATTGAACGTTGGAACCGTATATTGCAACAGCCCCCGAGCTTCATTACCGCCTGAGTTACTATCGTGAATTTCTTGCATTCGATCTTCACGACCACCAGATTCATTCTGGATAACCTGCTTTAGGTTAGATACAAACCCATCGTTAATGTGAGCTTTCATCTTTCTAGCAGCCGAACGAATAACGGGACCCCAATCGCCGTTTTTAGGTTCTTGAACAATCGCTAACAGGTCTTTCAACACGTTAGCAATTCCACGACTAAACGCAATCGCTGACGCTTTACCAAACGTTGGAATAATGTTCTTCGATGAGTTCCAATCAGTTAATTTAAGGATTAAATCCTTGGAAGCACTAACTGGATTCTTATCAAACGCCTCGGCGATCCGATCCATTTCATCATCAGATAAAGTCCCATTAGCATAATGTGGAATACGTTTCTGTGATAAAATCTCGTGTGACTTTTCGCCAGGAATAACTTGTGCCCCTGGTTCTAGCCAAACATGCCGATTAATACCAGCATATAATTTCCAACCTTGTGATGGTTGCCAAACAAGTTCTTGTTTATGCGGACCATCACCATCATTAATGACTGCCATACCACCAGGGTGAGCCGAATATGCAGAACCAGCACTGTGCATTGAGGTACCAGAAGCATAACTAATTGAGCTCAGTTTCTTATCACCGCCAAAGTCGCCAATGACCTTGTTAATGCCAGAAATGCCCTTGTTCAATCGGCTAACGATATCACACATGGCACTTCCTGCAATGCTTGGTAATTTACCAAAACCAGACTTGAAAGCTGATACTAAATCATCAAGCCAGTTATCCCATGAGCGTTTAAAACCACGCTCAAAGTCGTGACCTGTATCTTCAATATCATCAAGTTTACTGCTGATTGTATGGTTAGCCTTGTTCAATCCGCTTTTGGCTTGACTTGAAAGATTCTTCCACGTATCACCCCAATACCGTTTAAAATCTTTGCTGAATGACTTAAGGGCTTCTTCGACCACTTTCATCATTGAGCCAAACTCTTTGATGAATCCATGTTTGCCGACCGCTTTATCAGCTTCTGCCATTTGTTGACTCAATACTTTACCAAAGTTGTACTTCTTTAAATCTTTCGATAGGGTCTTGATGTCACTATCGACTTTTGATAATCCAGTCTTTTTGTTAGCAAGTTTACCGATTGTCTTTTCAAAACTGGTAAATTCCTTGGTAGCTTGCTTCAACGGCTTGGTTAATTGCTTGAAATCCTTAACCATTCCACCAAACCAGACATCAAGTTTCTTGACTTCATCAGCTAGTTTAGACTTCTTGATTGATTTAGCGAGCTTCTCAAAATACGTACCAACTTTCGTATGTTTCATATCTTTATTGAGCTTGTCTAAATCTTTAGTGAATTCACCTAAGCCATGTTTACCAGTTAATGACTTAATTGAATCAGCCATTGTCTTTGTAGATTTGCCAAACGTCTTGAACGTTTTAGCAAGTTTCTCTAACGGCTTGGCTGACTTCGCCATATCCTTAACAAAATTCTTTAGGCCCTTGTTCATCTTGTTTAAAGACTTCGTAGGGTCGTTGTGTTTAACTACCTGCTTCAAACTCTTCAAAGTTTGCGTATAGGTAAGCACCGCACGGTTCATTTCTTTAATGTTGGCAATATCAGCCTTGGAATAATGATTACCACCTAGCGACTTAATTTCTTTTGATGATGTTTTCTTAGACTTGCTAGATGAAGATTTATGTGAAGAACTTGACTTTGAACTATCAGTACCATTCCACCAATCCTTGATTGATTTCCAAGTATCACTAGCCCATTTGGTCAGACCTTTCCACATACTCTTGAATCCAGATTTAAGTGATTTCCAAATATCGCCCCAGTTTCCTGAGAAAATATCCTTTAATAATCGCTTAGCACCTTTTCCAGCTTTGCCGATTGCTGGACCAAGTTTTCCGCCAATTGCGCCACCAATCATTGAACCTACAATTGGTCCGAAGGGACCCAATACAGGCGTTAATGCCATTCCAGCGGCAGTACCAGCGATTGTTCCGACACCTTTACCAATCATTTTGGCTCGGTTATGAATATGAGAACCAGTCAAACCACGCAAAATGTCAACAGCACCAATGGCAAATGAAATTCCTGATACTAGCTTGCCACCAATACCCTTAGCAAGCCCAACAATTCGAGAACCACTTAATTTAGTACCCATACGAGCTATGAAACCAGAACCCGCTTTTTCTCCAGCTTCTTGCCCGCCTTTCTCAGCTTCTTGTGCTAGAACACCTTTAGGACCAACAGCTTTGGTAAATTTACTTTCAGGCTTCAAATCTTTTAATTTAGATAATCCTTTTGAAAAATCTTTGAAGAGATTTCCACTTAATTTGAGTTTTCCAATACTAAGCAACTCGTCATGAACTAAACCAATTCCTTTAGCGATCTTGAACATTTTGCTGTAAGCAAACTGAACCGCAATCAAGCGTCCAATAACGTTCAAAGCAACCTTTTGTTTAGAAATTAATTGCAAACCTTCGGCAATCGCTTTAAGACCAGTACCGTGAACCCCTGGAATTAACTTGAATAAATCTCCCAGACCTTCAAAAGCACCTTTACCAAGACTACCCGCAATGCTTGCAAGTGACTTGAAAGTAATAACAATGCTTTCGGCGTTGTGAGCCGTCCATTTTGATACTGCCTTAACAAAGTTAGTTAAACCTTTGACGGCGTTATCCAACATCTTAGACACTGAACCATCGCCAAAAGCATTGGCTAGGGCTTTCATAATTGAACCAACGCCATTATTAACGGCTTTCCCTAAATCTTGAAACTCTTTAGTGGTGTTCTTATCTTTGATCCATTCAGAAACTTGTTTAACTACTGGGTTTACAGCATCAGTAGTAGGTGCCATTGCTTCGCCCATTAGTTGCTTCCACTTGGCGGAGATTTGACGGAACATACCTGGCAACGTTCCCATCAGGTTTTCAGACGCCTTTTTGTATTTGTCACCTAATTGGTTAAATACTGTTTCAGCATCTTTGGCACTGATTTTTCCTGCTGAAATATCTTTCCGCAGTTCAGACATCGTTAAGTGAGAGTTATGTTGGACTTTACGTTCATACTTTAAAAGAGCTTCCCCAAACATTGGGAAAGCGTCCGTAATCTGGTTCATATCGCCTAGTTGTAGCTTTGAACTAGAAAGCATGTGGGTGAAATCCATTCCGACTTGTTTCAAACGGTCACTAGACAAACCAATGGCATCACCCATCGTCAGGAAGGATTTAGTGAGTTTCATGGTTTCTGGTTGATTGTCAAAAACATGGTAGAACTGTTGTGCTAATTCATTAGTAACATCAACGCCCCAACAAAGTTTGTTTGACAAATCCACAATGGAATTAGACATTGACTTAGCTTTCTTCGAACTACCTGTCAACGTATCCCAAGTGGCATTCATTTGTTGCATGGTCATGTTGAAATCAATACCAGCCTTCATGGCACCAACGATACCGTTTTTGATACCGCCCATTGCCATACTAAAACCATTAGCAAGCGAACTACCGATCGCTGTACCAGCAATGATAGTACGGAGCTTGGTAAATGAGTGACCAGTGCTTTCAGCATTTCGCTTTAAACCATTCAGCTTTTCGTTAGCATCACTGGAATTAACCTTTGGTGTAACAGTAGGTTTGACCCTTTGAAGAGCCTTAACGTTCTTATCGAACTGAGTAACTTTCTCTTGCCCCTCAGTAGTATCAGCTTTAACTTTAACGTTCTTACTTTTCAGACCGTTAATCGACTTATCCAGTTTGCGAGTTGCTTCGCTAGTTTCGGAAAGAGAAGCCTTGGTGCCATTTAAAGCAGATTTGAATGTAGTTTGTTCCGTAGCTCCTGAATTGAACTTCATACCTAACGCATTGAGCTTTTGCTCCAGATTAGACATGGTCTGGTTCATTCTAGCTAACGGGCTTGTGACCTCATCAATCGCTTTAATTACGATCTTCTTTTCGACAATAATTCCGCCGTCACTCATGAGCTTCTCCCTCCTTTCTTATCTGGCATAAAGATGTCAATAAAGCGTTGTTGTTGCTGTTGTTGGTTATCGAGCTTGTGCTGTAACTCTTTATCAGTCAGCGATTTAATTACTTCTAATCGTTTCTTTAACGTTTGCTGATTCTTATCATCGCTATATTTTTCTGGGTCAACCATGACCATTGGTTGCAATGAAGAACCTAATGCAAATCGCATATCAGTAAGTAGGTTATAGCTGCGCTTGTAACCACCAGCAACCACGCTTTTAAATTCTCGTGGTGTCATGCTATAAACTTCTTCGAGTGTGGTCTTACCGACCGCCTCGTTGATCATTTCCAGTTGTTCCAGCATGAACTCATGAAAATCATTAATTATTTGCCTAACTGTTCGAGGAACCTCTTGGTTAATTCGTACCGCTTCTTGGCTAGAGCTACCGTGTTCTTTGCTTCTTTGATTTCCGCCTTGGAGTCCTTGCTGTTGTCGTTTGCTTCTTCGGTAACTTCTAAGGCTGCTTTTGATGTTTGAATATCTTCTTTGATCGTATGCAGTAAGTGATTGATCTTCAGCTTTAAAAAACCAACGCCTTGAAGTTCCTTGTAAACTTCTCCGAATGGGTCTTCTTCGTCCCATACACCAGCTTCGGTTAACGCCTTTTCCACATCAGCACGAGTTGGACGCTTCTTACCAACAACTGCTGATTGATAGAATGTGATAATTGCGTCTGGGTCTTGATCAACTAATCCAGCGATTAATTGATTAAACCCATCAACTTCAGATTTATCTTTGTTTTTTGTCCGTTCAATTAGACGATTATAGAAATTGTAATCGAGCTTAATTTGTACTTCTTCACCATTGATTTTGAGTGACTTCATGTATATACCTCCATATCGCCCGCCCGTTAGCTCTCATTGACTAGCGTATTGTGTATTTGTGGGAGGCGAGCTAATCAAATTAATTAAGCATTTTGTCCTTCGGCTTTAGAACCAACTACTCCATCATTAGATGGATTACTAATGTCTGGTTGTTTTTGAACCGCAGGTTTTGGTGTGCTGTCGGTTGTTGAATTATTGGTTACTACTCGCCGTATCACTACCAGCAGTGAACTTTTGGTCCATTGGAACGGTACCAGAATCGTCACCAGCCTTTGAATCATCAGTAGCAGTAGAAACCAATCCACCGTTTTCACCAGCGCCAATTTGAGATGGGCGGGTGAAGTTGTAGTACTTAGCAACTGCTGAGAACAT